TATGTTATAATATAATCACAAAAGGAAGGAGGGAAAAAGATGAATTTAGATGATTTAAAAAAATTGAGCGAAATCTTTAACAATTTCGCCCAACCGATTGCTACAGTGATTGCTTCTTGGGTAGGTGCCAAACTAGCAAAGAGCATTACACAGAGCAATAAAAAGAAAAAGAAGAAGTAATTCACAAAGGAAGAACTTCTTCTTCCTTCTTCATCTAAATGATATCACAAATCTATGAAACAGAAAATAGCAATTATAGTAATGTTTTCAGGAATTGCATTAACAGTGTACAAAAGCTATTGGCTAATAGGAATACTGATGATGCTTTTAGGTATGTATCTTCTAGCAAAGGAAAGTTGAGTATGGAAAAAGAAAAATTCAATCAAAAAGAATATGTCAGACAGTGGACAAAAAGTAATATGAAAACAGTAAGCGTTAGTTACAAAACTGAATTTGTCACCGAGTTCAGAGAAGCATGTGAGAAACTAGGAATAAAGCAGTCTGCCGTTTTCAGAGAAGCCATGGAAGCAGTTATTGAGAAAGCAAAAAAGGACCAGAGCAATTAAGCCCTGGTCTTTTCTTATGCTTTAAATTGTTGTTTAGTCGAGATTTAGTCGAGATTTAGTCGAGTTTAGTCAACATCTTTATGAATAAACTCATAATAAAACTTAAATTAGACTTTTTTCAAATACTTTCTAGCAACCCAACCACTTGGAATCTTTGCCCAATCTCCATCGAATTTAGATACAGTAACACGAGTGCCATAATTTAGACATCCGTCCTTGTCGTAATCGTGGGCTTTAGCATTCTTAGTTAATTCCTCATATGTCTTTCTTCTATATCCTGCGCCCGGTCCTGTTCTGACACTTAAATCACTAGCAGTAATCATATAAGTGCCTAATGCGTTAGATGTATTACTCTGTGGTTTAGGTGTAGGATGTTCATTAACACTCTTATTTAAGATACCCTCTACAATTGCCTTTGCGCACTTTTCAGCATTCCAATGTGTTTTATCTGTGGCATTGTCAACAAAGCAGCACTCAACAAGTAGTGCTGGAGATTTAGTCTTTTTCAACACATATAACTTTGTAGATGTTTTAACACCTCTATTTCTAATGCCTAAAGTGTTAGAAATCTTTTCTGCAATTCTAGTTGCTTCATCTTTTGCTTTTGATTTACTGTTATAGATATATACCTCTGTTCCTGTTCCGCCCCCGGCGTTGAGATGAATAGAGACATCTAAATCAACAGAATGTGAATTGCATTTATTAACGATTGCTCTTAGATTTGCATTTTGTGTTGCTCCGTTATCATCAGTGCAATCATAAACAGTATGTCCATTTGCACGTAGCAGTTCAATTACTCTATTCTTTACTTTTCTATCTTCATTTACTTCATCAAGATAGCCACTTGCTCCACGACATTTTAAAGAATGTCCACTATGAACGTTAATTCTCATACTTTATACCTTCTTTCTTATAATTTAATACAAACATTCTTTTCTTTTTTATACGCATCAAGATACATTTCTTTTTTATCTCCGTTATAAGTAGCCTCAAAATACATACCATCTGAAAGCGTAGTTGATAATAATGCCTTGTTATTCTGTAATGTTTTACAGTTCCAAACCACATAAATATCAAACACATCTAGCTCACTTTTTGGATTATGTCTATTTACATATTTTCTTACTTCGCTGGATGCTAAATTTAAAAATTCATCTGTTCCCATTTTTCTATCCTCTACTTTTCTAGATGACTGATTCTTTTTTCATGATCGTCTAACTCTCTGCTATGTGCATCTAATCGCGCATCCTGTCTTCTATTGTCTGTAGCCATATACTCAATAGCAGTTGTCAACTTTGTAATGCTATTATTTAATTTTAAGACAGGAGTCATAACTCCGATTAATGCTCCAATACCAATAATAACAGTGTATACTGCCTGTGCTTCAGTCATTTAAGCACCTTCTTTTTCGCCTTCAACAAATCTTGTAAAGGCCTGATGTAATCCTGTGGATGCTAGACCCATAAGTGCGCCATAAACAACTGATTCAACAGACATGTCACTAACTACTGCGTTAAGAACGGCCCCAACAACTGCCAAAATAGTTGGAATATATTTGTTGGGAATTTTATCAAAAGATGTCTTGATAATATATCCAACAACCAGACATGCGATCATAACGACTAAAACAAAATACTGTGTCAACTGTGTGAAATCCATAATTATTTGCCTCCTGCGAGATCCTCACGACCTCTTTTAATTAATTCCTGTTTTACTTTTTCTTTCGTTGGTTTGCCAAAGAGCTTGATTGGTACATCATCAATAGTCTTTTCGCCTTTGATAATTAAATCCACATAAATATTAATCATTGCTATACACCTACACTTTCGCATAATTCTACCAATGCTAACTGTAATTCTGTAATACTGTTTTCTGCATCAGCTAATTTTTCTGTATCTGATTTTTCAACTGGAGCAACATAATCCATGTAACTCATTGGATTCTTTTTAATCATATCTTCTGTAATTTCTGATGGTCTAACAGTAAACTGATTGAATTCATGCTCGTAAAGAGTGCTACCTGTTTCTTCGTCTAATACATCTTTTGTGTAACTGTAAATAAAGATATCAGCACGCACATCATTGACTTTGAAATAACGATATTGTGGCTGTTTTTCCGTGAACAAAGCCTTTGTTCTCATTCTTAATCACCTTCCTAGCGTGTTCAAAAATACGCTCACATTTGTGTTTTCTTTTGTATTTAATACTATCGGAGTTATCAAAATATCCTTTATATGCCATGATAGATTTAGCATCCTTTACTGACATAATCATTTCTGGACTGCGATATCTGCATATCACTTTGTTTGCACGTTTAAAGATTCTCTTTCGAATTATGGTCTTGTCTGTATAGATCCTATAGCCCATCATGTCAATTGGACGGCTATCCAATTTAAATAACTGCTTGTTATTCTTAATTTTTAAGCCCAATTGCGTATTTAAAAATCCATTTAATGTCTTAATACAAAGTTTAAGGTCTTTTTTAGATGGACTAAAAATAACAACGTCATCCATATAGAATAAGAGATGGCTTATCAGTCTGACACGTTTAACAGTGCCATCTCTTTTATGCCTAATTTTAAAGCACTGCTCACTTAAATAGTGATAAGCGTATGACAGATAATAATTGGCTAGAGACTTAGAAAGATACGATCCAATACATAATCCTGTGTCATATGTATTAATCAACGTAAAAAGGATATAAATGACTGTATCGTTCTTTATATCCCTTCTAAGTAATTCTTTCAATTTATCGTGTGGTACGGATGGATAGAACTTTTTAATGTCACCCTTCCAAACCCATTTACAATTCTTAGGATTTTTCTTAATCCATTTCTCTATTGCCTTCTTGCCGTAAATCTGCCCTCTACCTTTAATACTTGCGCATTGATAAGTACCTATCTTATTTAGAAACATACGATTGCAAGCCTTTACTGCAACATAATCATATACCTGTTGTTTGATAGTCGCTAAGCCTATCTTTCTAACTTTACCACTAGATGCATCAACTTTATCAATATATTTGATAGGTTCCAGTGCGATAGACTGCGTGTCTATCTCATTAAATATAGATACAGCAATATCATGGATTAATCTAGTAAAAGCCTTTTTAAAATCCTTATGACTAATAATGTAGTCATGTATATAATTTGCTAAATCATGACGGCTTAAACCACGGCTACGATTAAATAAAATGAGATAGCCTGAAAGAAAATAAGCCACGTCCATTCGTTTCCAACGCTTCTTTGAATTTCCACGGCTGTTTAAACAGTCATATATTGCACTTTCGACAAAATCCACTGTTAACTTAAAATCTTTCAGATATCTCTTCACTTTTTTTTGATAACTCCTTATAAAAAAAGGTTTCTTTCAACCTTGTAACATCTCTCTGATGATATATGCCTTTCGCTAGTCGCTACTAGACACATTTGTTTCACATCCTATTTTTAGCAAAAGCTAAAGATCTCATTTTTTGAGATACCCTACCTAGGTGCGACTTCTAAATGATAATTTTTAATTTAAATCAGATTGGCGAGCGAGGATGTTCCAGTTAGTGCCACCAAGCCAATTGACACCACTACAGTAAGCCAATCCAGCAACAGACCAATAGTCCAAATCGCCGAGAGCAAGAAACTCGCGAGTTCCACTCGTTGCTCCATCAAAATAAATTGCATCACCAAAACCTGTTGCGCTTGACGATCCATCTTGACCAGACTGTGTTTGAATGAAAGCACCATTTTCTAAATCTAATTTAATCTCTGTTACATAATTCCATTGACTGTTTTTTGTAACTGACATTTGATAAGGTAGTTTCTTATAAGTAGTCTTAGCAGTTGCATCATCAGTAGTCAGCTTTGTAGCATCATTAGTTAAATATATATCTCTAGTTGTTAGATTGACTATGTCCATAAAAACGTTAGCGAAAACTTCAAATCCTCCAACCATTAATTCAATCCCTTGCCAAACCATTGGATATTTACCATTTGTCAAACCACTTTTATCTTCGCAAGGGCATCCGTATCTATCTAGCACATTATCACTAAATCCACTTTGCCAGTGCATTGAAGTTAAATAAATATCACTTGATACGGTATCATTTAACTGTACAGGCATTGTACTAAATGGCTCTTTTACGTCTAAATAGATGGCTACGTTATTTTCGTCTAAAGATTCTTTTCTTAAAATCTTGACGTCATTAGCATAAGCGTGGATTTCTGAATATGCTCTATCATCTGATGTGCTGCCGTTATCATTTAGATGCTTATATCCGACTGATGCACCTGCCCCAATCGGATAGTTATCAGCCTGTGATTTCGGAACAGGAAAATATGTGTGCTTATCTGCACTCTTGATAGACGCTGGAGTACTAGATGAATATGTAGCACATCCCCATATCTTATTTTTTGGAGTAGTCGTACCTAGCGTTAACTGTTGTGATGTAAGAATTGATTTATAGTCACACATCAAACCACCACTATAGAATTTTCCTTTTTTCTTACAGTTATTGATTAAACCATAATAAGAATTATCTACACTTGTGACGTTGCCTTTAGCGTTTGAGCAAGCACGAGCTGGAGCCTGTCCTTTCGTCGAATAATAAACGCCATCAATCATGCTTGATACGTACTTCGCGCATAATGTATACGGCTGTGTCGTTCCATCTCGATTGATACACTCTCTAGCGATAGTATATCCATCTTTTGGGATATCGGTTCTGGAATAATACCAGTATTGATCATCAGCCCATGTTTTTTCATAATATGACATCCCCAATACAAAAACGTCATTTTTGCCTGTGTCTTTAAAATTCTTATCGCCTTTAATAGCTGTAACGTGTCTAACTCCATCATCATCAACATAAGCATTGACATCATATGTTTTAAAAAGTGGAATATCCTTGTAATCATTTCTACCTCTGATAGTCTTAGTTGATGGTTCTAAAACTAATCCAGCGTTATCATCTAGTTTTTCGCCTTCTGCAAGATGAGAGGTTTTCCATAAAGGAAACTTGACAGTATACACTTTTCCTGTTCTTTGTAAAGCAAAAGCATTTTCAAAAAAGTGCTGACTGTACTTTTCTCTTGCGCTTTCAACAGCATCTTCCAAAGTCTTAAGTGCTGTATTAGTCTTATTGGTTCTGTCAGCATCAGCCGTAACTCTTAAAGCTTCAGCATCAACTCTAGACTGTTCCGCATTTACTCTACTAGTTTCTGCTTCACTTCTAGCACGTTCTGCATTGGCTCTATTGGCTTCTGCAGTTACACGCTGACTTTCTACAGATACCCTTGACTGTTCAGCGCTGACACGTGCATTTTCTGCATTCTTACGTGTACTCTCTTCTGACACTCTAGTTCTTTCTGCTGACTGTCTAGACTGTTCATCATCAGCCCTAGATTGTTCAGCTTGTTTTCTAAGAGTTTCGGACTTAACACGCTCATTTTCTGCTGACACTCTAAGATTTTCGACATTGACACGTGATTTTTCAGCTTCAATACGTATATTTTCCGCATTGACTCTAGCGGTTTCTGACTGACCTCTAAGCGTTTCAGATTTAACACGGGCCTTTTCAGATTCTGCTCTTGTAGCTTCTGACTGTTTTCTAGTGTTCTCATTTTCAGCCCTAACAGCTTCGACTTCATCACGTGACTGTTCAGCTTTGGCTCTTTCAGTCTCGGCATTAACTCGCAACACTTCAGCTTGTTTTCTTAAAGACTCATTTGTCTGTCTAGCTGCTTCATTATTTTCTAGTTCTGCTTTAAAGTCAAAAAGCTCGTCATAAATAATCTTGATGTTGGGATCTATCTCAATATTTTCAATTGCTTCCGCATTGATATCATTTGCATTGACTCTTGCGATAATCGCATCAGAAATACTGATGTGTTCGCCTTCCTGCGCCCTTAAATCAATTGTCTTTGTATCTAGATTGACCTCTGATGATTTACAAAGAGTATATAAGTACCAAGTGCCAGGAATGCAAGTAATAGAAGAACCGATAACTAATTTGTTTTTAGTTAACGGGAAAACACGAGTAATGTTTTCTTTGGTATCTTTCTTATAAGTACGTGCTACTACGTATTTATAAAGTTTTGCAAAATTTTCGGGAAAAGAAAACTGAATCGTTTCATCTAGATTTTCCCACTGATTACCAACTGTAATCGTGCTTAAAGAAGGAATACCGTTTGCGTCAATTGTAATAAATTTCATTTAATCACCTCTTTTTAAGCGTATGAGTATATAAACGTACCACAAACATATGCCTTGCTGACTGTTCCGCGCATTGCTGTTAACGTCCAATGACTCGCTGTAATATCGCTTGTGGAAGGGTAATAACGGAGTGTTAAATCATAGCTCTGTGTTTGAACAGGAATAAACATATTGATTTTTGGGCTTTTATCCGAAGGAAAACCTTCCCACATGTAGCCGAATGTGTTATTTGCAATTGTTGCAGTAATGTTTCCATCCCAATTCAATTCCACGAGTTTCAACCACTCATTGTATCTGTATAGAAGCTTAACTCCACATCCGTTTATTCCACACGATTTCCATTCAGACCACGTATTTTTTGAAATAATGCCATTTACTTGGTTTTCTAATCGTTCCTGCGAGCCTGTGCTTGTAACGTAACCGCAATACCAGGAATCACCGCGAGTATCAGATAGGTCATTTTGATATAATGTTGTGACACCTTTTTTTACAGAAACAACACCGAGAACTAATTGAAAAATTGAACTTGTGCGCGATGGTGTAATCCATTTTGAATCACTGCCACCTTTTACAATTTTTAAAGCAACCTGTCTTTCAGATGAATTGAACTCAATAACAATAGAATCATATCTATTGTATGAACCACTAGCTGACTCGATTGTCAGCGTTTTTTCTTCAGAAGGAAAGAAAGCACCATTTACAAATGCGTTCCCTGCTCCGACTAAAACGTTCATTCCGTTCAGTGTCATTTCAAAATCATTTGTTTTAAAAATTCCGTTTGTAAAAAGACCTGACAGCATAGTGCGCCAGGATCCTGCGGACATTCCTCTGTCTCCATTTACAGAATCAAAAGGAAATCCTAAATTATCTGTTAAAACTGCTGTCATTTATAAATTATCACTCCAATCTATTGTGCTTGGAAGTGGCGTTCCAAAAGTAGGAACTGCCTTCATTCTTCCGTGCTCATAAATTTCTGTTACTGAAACCACCCTATCGCTTGAAATAATATTCCAATTTTCCAGTTTATTCGTGACAATGTCACCCAAATCATAATCTTCCAGATAGTTATAAGTGCCGTTTACCCTGTCTTCTTTTTCGAGTGACTCTACAAGGACATTACTTGATAATGTTGTATTTCCTCTTTCAATTAAAGAATTCTTATAATCAATATCAGTTAATTTGTCTTTTTCAATGTCAGAGCCATTAATGAATACTTCTCGTCTTACCAATCCTGTTAAAGAGTTATCTCCTGCTATTTCAATCTGTCTATTTACACCTTCACCCTGTCCGCCAACATAGCAGACATTGCTGTAATTTTGAGAATTCAAAGTGTAGGTTGCTTTTGAAATATCACCATTTTTTTGAGAAAAGACAACTCGTTTGTTCTTAAATTGGTTGATGCTTCTATCAATCCCTTTATATGTTTCAAAAATCCATCTCTTTCTGTCAAAGTCTGGTCTTAGTCTAAAACCGATATTAGAAGCTTGCGAAAGCTTTGAAAGATATGTAAGAGTATTCTTATATGTTGCTTGAAATTGGATTTTTTCAGAAAAACCGTTTAACACTCCTAATTCAACATTAGGAATATCTGCAAGAGTGACTAACTGCCTCATTGCATCTTCAACTTTTCCATTGAAATTAAAAGTGCCTTTTATAAGCCTTCTAGCATAATAGCTTTCTGCGAATCTGCCTTTAACAGTGATCTCACGTTTTGATTTCTCAAAATCAATAGTTACATATTCGATAACTCCACATTCTTTCTTGCCTTTAAGCCACAAAAGATTCTCCAATTTTAAAAGATTGACATTTGATTGCGTTAATGGAAAATGTGTTTCGAATTCGCCACATGAACTAAAATTTCTAATCCATTGAATTGATGTAGAAGTTTCTATCACTCCTAAACGATACATTTGAGGATTAAATATATATAACTTCATATTTAAGCCCTCGCATAATTTCTTTTAAATGAAATTGAAACTGTCATATTTTCCTCGCCACTTTTTGCAGTATAACCAATATGATTAGCTCCTGGTATTAATCTTATGAAATCAGCACTGACAGGAAGATACATATTAACTTCTTCTAGTGCCTTGGCTTTTTGAAGATAGACATGGCAGTTGTCAATTTGAGTTGTAATAATCAATTTCTGTCCTGATTCCAAAGTAAAATCATTTAAGCTGTCAACTCCGACAGTCATATGCTCGCCTGTTTCTTGGATTGAGATTGTTGGATTGACTACTTTTCCTAGTGCTTCAATCGTGATTGTCATTCCTGTTTCAGCACCGTTCTGGTTATCAATAACAATGTTCTGCATGATTTCAATTCTAGAAATTTCTTCACAGTTTACAAATTCATGAGGAAATTCAAACAAAGGAACTACTTTTGACATATCAACATTATTGTCTTCAATATCAGAAAAGTATGGATTAGGACAGATTAAAGAAACCTGCGTTGTTCTTTCATAGAACGCTCCGTCTGTGCCACTTATTTTTTCAACAACATAATCAATCTTTCTTTTATGAACTCCATCATCATAAATAAAAGTTCCATCCGTAGAAAAAAGCCTATCAAGAAGCTCTCTATTTCTAGCAAACATATCAATATCAACAATAGTTAATACTATATTTCTTTCCTTCATCTGTTGACCTACAACAGTAGATCCGTCAACATTACCATTTTCTTGAGTGGTTACATTATAGATAGTATCGTATACTCCATCACAATCAGTGATTACAAAAGGAGCAAAGGACTTCTCGCCAAATTCAATCGAGAAGCCATTTAAATTAGTACATGTTATTGTTCTAAATTCTTTTGACATTCTTATGCTCCTTTCAATCTTAATAACATTTCACGCGTAGCATTTCTAACCTGTCTAGCATTTTCTGATGGATCAGTTGCTTCTGGAGTCGTAATATTAATAGTCTGATTAATATCTCCACTTCTAGAATTTGAATTATCAAAGTCAAATCCTTCTTTTGACATCTGAATTCTAGTTTCTTTAATCGCATCAAAAGTCATTGACTGCTTGAATGCATTAGAATTCTTAAATTCATTCATAACTGAATCGCTGAAAGAATCAATGTCTTTTTTAACAGAAGGCAATGACTTGATTGTACCAGTACCAATAGACTTACCAAGGAAGAAACCGACTTCTTTTTCTCCTCGTTTTGAAGGGGAATGGATATCTAAAGCTTTTTTGAAATTATTAATAATTCCATTCGCAAAACCACTAATCTTTTTAGCAATCCATCCACCCATATTTCCAATACCGTTCCAGATACCTTCAACGATATTTTTACCAATGGAATGCATTTTAGAAGGAAGTGAGCTTACGGCTTTTACGACAATTTCAGAAATCTTTCCCGCAGCGCTACCTAAAGAACCAAATAGTGATTTAATACCACTAATTAACCCACTGATACCCCTACCGCCTAAAGACGCAAGTCTTTCTGGTAAAAGCATAATGTGTATTAATACAGTATCTAATGCTTCTTTTCCTGTTGATTTCAAGAAACCGAATAATGATTTGATACCGTTTCCTAATCCTGTTATTGCCATTTTTCCGACATTAAGCCAGTTAAATGCACTCCACACATCCACGATAGCACCTATAATTTTAGGTACATTTGCAATCAATGTTGGTATTGCTTGTATTAAACCAAGTGCTAACTTACCGATTAACTGAACTCCACAAATTAATACAACAGGTGCATTATCATTAATGATATTAGCGAAAGTTGAAATGATAGTTGGCAGTTTTTCAATTAAGATTGGAATGCCTGAGATGATACCATCAGCCAATTTATTCAGCATTTCAAATCCACTCTTGATAAATTGAGGTGCTTGGTTCGCTAGATCAGTAGCGAATGCTTGTATTCCATCTAGCATTTTTGGAAGTACAGAAGGTATTGAGTCAGCGACACCAACTAATACATCACTGATTGACTTACCAATATTTGCAAACATAGGGAATAAGTTTCCAGCCAAGAAAGTACCTAAAGAAGAAACTACATTTTTAAACGAACCAAATACATTTTCACCTATCGCAATATTGCCTAAAAAGTCCTTCCAGGAAGCTTTCAGCATTCCAAAAGAACCACTTAAAGTAGAGGTTGCTTCTTCTTGTGTTGTACCTGTGATTTTTAATTGCTGTTGAATAGTATGTATCGCATTATAGACGTCACTTAAATTGTTGATGTCATAATGAACACCCGTTATTTTTTCAGCATCCTTAAGCAATCGTTCCATTTCTGATTTAGTGCCTGAATATCCAAGCTTTAAATTATCTAACATTGTATAGTTAGATTTAGAAAATCCTTGATAAGCGTTCTGGATATCTTGCATGTTTGTGCCAAACTTGTTTGAGTTATCTGACATGTCTTCTAGTGCCATGTTAGCAATCTCTGCTGCTTTGGCAGTATTTCCGCCACAAGAAGAGATTAATGATGCAGCAAAAGAAGTTGTCTGCTCCATATATTCATTTGCACTTACTCCAGCGTTTCTAAAAGCACTTTTAGCATAATTCTTAATTGTGTCAGCACTTGAACCAAAGAGGGTTTCAATTCCACCAATAGACTGCTGTAATTTTCCACCTTCCAGCAAAGAATCTGAAAGTGCTTTACCGATAGAGAATCCAGCTAGTATAGGTTTTAAAGTATTAATTAACGCAGAACCAAATTCAGAACCACTTAATAATCCCTGTTCTCTGACAGGCTTTCCAAGTACTTGCTCGATATTTCCTTTAATGCCATTTGCAGAAGGGATAATCTGCACATATGCTTTTCCTAGTTCTGTAGCCATCAGTCACCCTCCTTTCTTAAGAATTTTTCTCTTTCTTTCATGAATTCTTCTTCTGAATCAAACCCCTCTTTTCCTGCTTCTGAATCATTTAATAATATATCTACTAATGATTTAGGGCAGTTTCTTCCCATCTGTGCATCTAGTGTCTTTGACCAAACAAGCCAGCTTAGTAAGTCAACCGCTTTAGCATTAAGAAGTGTTAAATCATCTACTTTCTGATTTTTTAAAGCCATTTTGAACCTTGAATCAGACTTAAGACCTTCTACTAATACATAAATGTATGATGGTTTAAAGTCTCTATATTTATAGATGTGATATGTTTCAGCAAGATCGCATACTACTTCTTTTTTAAAGCCTCGTAAGATATGCACGAGGCTTATGAGTTTTTTAACGAAACATCCAAATCTTCATCAACTTTTGCATTTATAATTTCCTGGAATTCCTGTTTGATTTTTTCACTAGATAAGAATCCATCTTTTTCACGGCAATGTTTTTTTAATCTTTCATAGCCATTCGCGCCGATTACGTGCTTGATACACTTACTTAATCCAGCGCCTGTTTCGTACAAATCACTAATCATTTCGGCATAATCAAAATCATCATCTAAACGAGGGTCAACCTCTGCCTTAAAGCCTGTTGAAGTTGTAACTTTAATCTTTTCCATTCTTATTCACCCTTTTCACAAATATACTCATAATGAGTGCTTCCACTAGAATCTTCTCTAGCTTTGATAGTGCATTCATATGCAACACTATCTTCCGATTTATAAACGATATCTCCAACAGAAGTGATGATTGCTTCTGGATAAATGATTCTTCTTAGATAGTTGCCTGTAATCATGTCAAAAACATAAGTACGATATTCTCTAGTTCCGCCAGAAACAATGACTTTTAACCCAGCACTTAAATCATTGCCTGTCACATTTTTCTGTCCGTAAACTTCTTTAAGTACAATAGGATTAACTGACTCAATAAGGACTATTTTCTTTGTATCTGTAAATTCTGTAACAGCTGTATTTACGATAGTTCCACCCCACGATTTTAAATCTTTTGTGGTTTCAGAAATTGAGTTAGTAGTACCGTCTTCGCCGATATAACCAAGGTTCACGTAACCTTCAGCAAGTTCTGTTTTAGCATCAGTTGGCAAAGCTGTGCCAAGAGGAGCACTAAAAGCACCGCCTGTAATTTTCGGTTTAGCTGTAACAACATAATCTTTATTCATTACTTTTCTTCTCCTTTCAAATTAATAAAAAAGACATTACTCATAATCAAAATAAGTAATGTCGAAAACTGCTTGATATCTGTATTTTTTCAAAGATGTATCTGTATAGTTGTAATCGCTGTTTAGATCAATTGATGATATTGTGTCATTTTCAATGATATTATCCATTGCTTTTATGACTTTTCTATTTAACTTTGCTGATTCCGCAATACTGCCTGCGTAACTCTGCACAATAAGCGTAGCATGTTCTATTTTGTTTGAAGTGTATGAACCTGTTTTTTCGACAACTAGAAAAACTTTTTCAGTCGCATCATCAAACTGTCCATAAGCAGGAACACCCATTTTTTCAGAAAGAAAATCCATCACATATTTTTCAATGAGCATAATTATTTCTTTCTTGAACTTCCGATAGCTTTTAATAAAGCGTTATCGTTGTATTCCTTAATCCTTGCATGTGTTGTTTTAGGATAGACATTAACAACTGCTCTTTTCTTGTAAACACGTTTATCTATATCAAAGCCACTTCCGGCATTAGAAGCAACTTCAGAACCATATTCTGAAAGAATTGACTGCATTTCTTCGCTTTTTAGCAGCTGCTTAACACCTGTCGAATTTAATTTAAATTCAAAATCACTATTCATATAATTCAACTGTCACTTTCTTATTCCATTTCAAAGGAATCATTTCTTCAATTCCTTCAATCGGTAATCCAATAACATGCCATTTCTTGCCAAAAAATTCGACATCTGCATTCTTCCAATTATGTGCATCACCTTTTGGAATTGCTAAATTATAAATGGTTTTTGAAACATTGACATTTGTGTCAGTCACTAATTCACTAGCTTGCTCAGGAGCTACTAAAACGTCATCAACAAAGCATTCATTCTCTTCATAAAGTGCATGTCCAAATTCATCAACACCTGTTTTCTCTTTTTCTATGAGCTTAATAGTTATTCCTTTCAATCTCATATCAGGCTGATTGAAGTAACCTTTTGCTTATTTAATCCTAATCGTGACAACTCATTTTTCAAAAAATATAAGTCATCACCTGGATTGAAATATGTTCCACTTATCGTGTACCCCATAGCGCTCTGAGAAAACTGCTGTAAATTTAAGGAATCTTCTTCCTCTTTGGACATCACCCTTCTAACACTCGAAAGAACCACTAATTTAGCAACATTTGCTTTATCGGGGTTTCTTTCAATCATTCTGTCAAGATTATGACCTCTTTCTCTTGCTTCTTCCCTTAAAAGAGAGGAAGCAAGATCTAGAAGCATTATTAACCTTTCTTTTTTATTATCATCAATTTCAGCGTTATACAACTGTAGATAATCCTCTATAGTCGCATACTTATTCAATATATATCACACCTTTATGCGTGTTTTTTTACCAATACAGTTTCAGGCCTAGAAATCATCTTTCCGTATACCTGTCTACCTTTTACAGCAGAAGCACCAACGTGTTTTTCATCCTGCAAGTCTGTTAAATAAATTGGTACTTTCCATTCCGCTACATAGTGGCAGAAAATTCTGTTTCCTAAAATGAAGTCCACTGTTTCATCTGTTAAATTTTCAGCTTCATAAACTGAAATTCCACCAATTTGTCCGACAGCTCCTGTTTGAATAACTGCATCACCTAATGCCGAAGCCTTAATGAATTCAGGACATTTTAAAATTAATGCATATGTATCTGGTGACACCACGATCCACATTTCAGATGTGCTGACATGTTTCTTTCTTAATACTGTTCGAGCATCAATAATTGCTTCATAAATTGAAGTCTTAGTTAATGCTTTTGTATCATCAATAGCAGTACCGTTTGTAACTAATTCATTTCCTAAATCAGTGTCAACCTTTAAAGCCATTGAATATCCGGCTGAATCTAATCTTTCAGCCACTAAATCGTCAGGTACTCCCGCAGCAGTATATCCGTCAATTAATTCATTGACTGCGTTGTCAATGTCAGTGACTAATGTCTTGTATGCTGTTGTTGTGTTTGTTAAAGCTACGCCGCTAACTTTGTCATAATTGTTAACAGGTACTTCTGTATCACGAACAGGGATTTTAACTGCTCCTGCTGTAGGGTCGCCGTCGTATTTTGTGTTAAATAACTGTGGGAATAATGATTTAGATCTTAATTTTGCTAAAACTAAGCTTGAATATCTTTCACGTAACTGTTTATCTTGTGCCATATTTTAATCTCCTTTAAATTTTTAATGTAGGATTTAATTCCATAAAGCGCTTTTCGACACCATCAACCACGCCTCCCTTATCATTTTTAGGCGTAGGAGTCGTTGGCGCTGGCGCTCTATATTCGGGTTCTTCCTCTTTCTCTTTTGGGAAGAGACTCTTAAGGCTGACTGCTGAATTATTTAGTTCTTCTTCTGTCTCACCTTTTAAAAATTCACTTGCTGAAGTTGGCAAGCCATTGTCATTAAGCACTTTTGAAATGAGCTCTTTTCTTTCAAAGTCCTTAATTCTTCCTTCGAGTGAAGCGTTAGTGTTTTTTAATGCTTCTAATTCTTCAGAATTTGAAGATGCTTTCTTTAACTCTTCAACCTGTCCAGGGCTTAAGTACCCTTCAAACTTCTTTCTTTCTCTTGAAATTCTGTCTTTGATTGCAATATCAAATTCTTCTTGTGTATTGATTGGTTTAAATTCACTCATATTTTTCTCCTACTTTTAACCGCAATAGTTGCGTAAATTAATAAAGTATTCTTTGATTAGCGACTTTCTTTTTCTTCTTTGAACACTGCCAAAGTGCTAAAATCGCTGAATCAAGAATTGAAATTTCTATTCCTTCTTTTGCACTCTTATAACCAAAGCCACCATTTGAGCCGATTGCTCTTTTTACGCAGTTGGATGCCGACTGCTTAAGAGACGGCTGGCCATTATGGCAAATTGAGCAACTAAAAAGCGACTTCTGAAAAGTCGCATTTGCATTAATAATCTCTTTAACTGTTGGAGTGATAATAGTCACATCAATATCAGCATCTTTTAATTCATCAATTAATAACTGCTGTCCATTTTGACCATCAATCACTACTTTTCTGACATATGAATTCTTAATAAAATCAAGGATCCAGTCATTACCTTTTTTGATTGGCTTACATCCAATTGTTTCAATAAAGACTCTAGGCTTACTTTCTTTTGTCTTAACTGCAATGGACATTGCAACGTTCTTTCCGTCATGGCCGTACTTAATACCAACAAAAAGTGAACCTCTAAATTCGGGTAATTCCTTGACTTGCAGGTTATCCCATTCATCTTCAGAAATTTCTGATTTCTGATTGTAAGAAAGCCACAATCCCAAACGCTGAATGTTGAAGTCAATTTCATTTTTCTTGTTTTCAGAAGCAACAGAACGTTCTTTTAAGGTCAAGCCTAATGACGGGTTGGTCTCATACCAGATATCTCTGTCATTAACATCTGACATATCGCTAACACTCCACTCTGCCCATCCACTTGACTCTGCTTCACCTGTCAAACACTCTTCTCTAAGAGCCTGTGATACAGTACCAGCAGAAACTGCCGTTGGAGGAGTACCGCACATAATAGTCTGCGGGTTTGAAGATGATGTGACAGTATACTGAAGAGCGCTTTCCTGCTCTTCTGTATAATCCTGTGCTTCATCTATAATCAGAAGGTCGAACCCTTCACCTAAACCGCCCTTACCAGAACGAGTTCTGAAATAGACAATTCCACCATCTTCATCATTTTGAGGGTCGAAAACATTTTTATCTAGAATACGCACAGTCTCCAAGCCTTGCTGCGATTTAGCAGTGTACGATTTTTCGTAAGCTTTGCCTTTCACTGGTCTCTTAACTTCTGTGTAGCCTATCTGGTCTAATGCTTTCTTTAGCTTCTCATAAGAAGCAGTTGAAGTTGTGGTTCTATGTGCTGTATGCATGATTCTTTCTTTTCCGTAAATCAAGCCCCACAGCTCACGCATGATAAGAATTTCAGATTTCCCATTACGTCTTGGGATAGAATAACCGTATTTCATGTGGAGCCACTGACCATTATCATCAACGGCCATGATGTCCATCATCTGAATTTCTTGCCATTCCATTGCTTTTCTTTTGGATTGGTTATATAAGTCTATGGCCTGTTTGCCTAGACTTTTTTTATAAGGAATAATAAAAGAATTCGTAGGAGTCTGCCTTCCAATTCTATTTTCAGACACTCTCTTTTACCTCCTACTTTTTGTGTATTTAAAAAGGTGTCACAATCAATTGACACCACCTCCTTAAATATTTTTTGAATTACTTAGTTAAAGTTCCGATTGCTACCACAATAATGATCAATAGATAAAATAAAACCACGAAAATGAGTGGCAAAAGAATAATGAACCAACTTAATGCGATAACTCCTAATAACTTCAAAATAATTAAAGCTACCATTAAAACAGCTAAAAAAGTACCAATCATAAATTTAATCTCCTTTTTATTTCTTTATAATCTTCTTTGATAATTCTTAAAATCAAATCAATATACGAATCAGTGCCGACTTCTTCTTTTAAAAGTTTTAAAATAAAAACAATAAATATAAAACCGATAAAAAGAACAATACTCATAATGACATCTACATAATAATTCATAATCCACCTATTTCTTCATGTACCAGGCCCTAGAATGCACGTCTTGGACCTTGTTATTTTTTGGATCATAGATAACAGAACATTTACATCTTGAATGTCTTTTGAAAACATCCGTATTCATTTTCGGTGAATATAGATATGTTCCGCCTAAATTACTGCACCACTTACAGCAATTAGAAGCTGCCTTTCTGACAATGACAGGTCTCAATCCTAAATCTAGATGTAATTGAGCATTTGCTTTCGCAGTATCGTCAACAATACTGATTGCATTTGTGATTACTGGTTCATTCCAAAATCTTTTTGCATGCTCAAAATCTTCTGCATTTGAAATTCTGCTAATTAAAGTCTTCAATTTCTTTTCATTGAATTTTGGTTTCGCTGCTTTTACATTAACATCAGCCTTCAAATTAAGAATTTCTTGAACGTCTTTTGCATACTCAGAAATAAGTGAATAGTTATTCTTCATTGTCGGTTCTAGAATCTTTTCAGCGATATTGAAATACATTTTTTCATCAGGCAGAATGTCAGCAGTGATGTGCTTGTTTAGTGCTTCAACCAACATTCTTCCAATTGTTTCAGCATACATTTTAGCTTCTTCATAACTGACAGTTTTCTTTTCAATTGCTTCAAGCAGTCTCTTAATTGACTTGGATTCCTGATAACTTAAAGTGAATGAGTTATTAATCTTTTCTAATAGATCAACTGTCAAGTCCGTCATTAGCTTCATCCTCTTCAGTATCTGACTTCTGAACTCTTACGTTCATTGGCGCTTTATAAGATGGCTCTTCAGAACCGCCTGCAAGCCCTGTTAAATCTTCAACAATTTCTCTTGTGATAAATCCAGGGACTACTTCATTAATCTTATAAATGCTATCTCCTAAAGCACTCATTTTTGAAGCATCAATTGGATAAATAGGTTTCCAGTGTATTTTGATTTCTGCGAATTCATCTCTTCTATACGCCCTTTTATCTTGAACGCATTTAGCAAGATAACCAATATTTCTAATTCCAACCGAAAAAGAGTCCTGTGCATCATTTGCTAGTTCCTGCAGCGTAGCATGTGAAGCAATGATTGCTTCAGCACTAGAAGGGTTCTCTGTAGTGAATCCTAAATCATCTAAAGTCATTCCTGTTTCTCCAGCGAATAAGGAAGCGTATGTTTTTAACTGGTCGTTGTAAGGTGCCATTGACTGCTGAGGGAATTGTCCAAGTGTCGGAATGTTTCCATCTCTATCACGCTCGATTGCTAGCATTGTAGAGACTGCAGCTTTGAACGAATCAAACTCCTTATCGCTCTGCGCTTTTTCTTCTTCTGTCTGTTCAACATCTTCTTCATAATCCTCGTCATCATCATCAAATCTTTTAGTGATGTTTAATCCTAAAGCGTAGCGTTGTGGAAATGAGTAGAACAATGAACTGACTGCCATTAATACAAGAGTGGTTTTGACATCTTCAACATATGTCATAAGCGACTTTGTAATATGCGAACGACCGAATGGTTTTGTTGCATCTGAATTATAAATAACAGGTACAAGTAAAGGGTAAGGTGCATCATTCTTGAATACTTGATAAGGCTCACCCTCATTGTCTTTATAAAAATAAGTTGCGTCTTCTGTAAAGTATGCTTCTTTTATTGGAATTCCTGTTTCCAAGTCTCTTTCGATAACTGCATATCCTTCTGTTAAAAGCATAGTGGAGTTATCTAAAATACCAGTAGCATTTGCACCATCAATAACTTCTAGTCTTGCACTTCCATCTGTATTTTTTGAGATGTAGACAAAATCGCAAGAAGAAATGACAGCTCCTTTAAACATGGTTTTAAAAAGAACATCCTTGTTATTCATGTTGAAAATCTTAGTCAAGTTGAAAGTATCATTATTCCCAAAGCCATTAAATTTTAATTTGTTAACTAAAGTATCAACAGCTCTTGGAATCCAGCCAACGTACTTTTCTTGATTCTGAAGTTTTGGGGGAAGATTGCTAAGAATCTGCGTATCCATGCCATCATCCATATCATAATAGTTATAGCGTTTAAGAATGTACGGCCTTTTACTATCTAGCTTACTTCTTAAGTAGTCTAAACCTTTATAATCCATCTATTTAGTACCTGTTTTCCTTTCTGAAAGACTTTAAATCGTGAGGGGTGTTATTGCTCCTGTTCTCGCTAAATCCTTCTCAGCGAGATATATTCGTAGTACAGAGGAGGGCTTATCGGAGCGTCTATGGAAGGGCAGATTCCCCCGATTTCATAAGAAATCACTGATTTTTGCGAGAATGCATTAAAAAAAGCCTTTCTTTTAAAAAAATGCTCTATAATTTCTTTCTTTTTCTGTACTTTGTCCAATCCATTGACAAAGGTAAGTCATCATTAAGAATCTGAGTGTCTTTCTTTACTTCAATTCTTCTGAATAACTTATCGCTCTTCTCTCTATTGCAAATAAGATGAGCCAATTGCAAGTTATCAATATCACTTGGATGACCACCTTTTGCAATCGGTATAATGTGGTCTATGCACGGACTCATTGGGTCGGGGAACTTTGCATTGAAGTCAACAGGATGACCACATATCCCACAAATACTTTGAGTTGCATAAATCTTCTTCTTATTAATTTCAAACTGTCTTCTGTGTGCTGAGTTGTTTTGGTCGGGTCTATATCCTTTAGCCATGATACTTATTCCTGTTTCTTTCTAAAGCTTTACAAGCCTTACGCTTAGGTTCTTTATGCTGCATATAATAGATTTCTTTATGTTCACGACCACAGATCATGCATCTGTACACAGTTACTCTTTTATCACACTTTCTGTCAGCATCATAACGAGTATAGCTATAATCTTCATAATACTGACACCAATGCTTATTCAGACCTTGAGACATTTCATTTAATCAACTCCAATCGGATAAAATAAAAGACACTCTTGTGAGTGCCTCTTTTTTTGAATAATCTTTTCTGATATCACTTTACTACCTTTTGGACTGTAGTGCGCTATTGTTTTGTGTGAATTTTAGTGATAATTGAATAAAATTGTTGAATACTACAAACTTTTTGATAATTCTTTAATTGCATCTCTTAAACGGCAATATGCAGAAGACTCTGAACAATCCATTAATCTAGCGACTTCGTACATATCCAAGCATTCTACATACTTGTAGAAAAGTACATCTCTATATTGCATGTCTTCTAGACTTTCTATATTTGAACGTATGACTGCCATCTCATTCAAGTACTTATCTTTCATCATGATATAATCGTTCGTTGTTTTCGGCACTCCACAAGTACCGCCTTTTGAATCTTCATATTTAATAGCTTTAACATTGATCAATTTATTTTCTATGTATTCTACTCTATTCAACATGTTTCTATAACTTTTTAGATAAGTTCTTGTTTCTTCGATTGTCATACGCTACCTCCTAATTTTATGCTGTTAAAATCACAAAAATAATAAATGCAATAACTGCTGCAATAAAGAAAAACAATTTAGCCTCCTTTCTGGAAGAAAGAAAGAAATCCTTTACTCTGTCTTTTGATTTTCAATTCATTCTTTCTTATCTTCCCAGTATACCATAAACAAATTTAGCAAAATTAGCGCTTATGATATTACTGTTGTTAGGTTTTAAGAATGTC